AGAAGTTATTTAAAGAACGTAGATACACCATAGAGCAACAAAAAGAAGAAACTAGTGTAATTGATACACCAAAGACAAACGTTACTAAAAGGGTATTTAAAAGAGCAAAGAAGAAGGAAGATAAATAATGACTACAATGGAAATTATGTGCTTAATGGCATTAACAGGCTTCTTAAATGTAGCTTGTTTTTTAGTAGGTGCTAGAACAGGGCAAAAGATTGTAAGTAATGAAAAGATAGAACTACCTACAATAAACCCTGTTAAAGTAGTACAGAACTATCAAGAAGATAGGAAAGCAAAGAAAGAAGAAGAGAACTTTAATATAAATCTTGAGAATATAGATACATACGACGGAACAAGCATAGGACAAAAAGATTTTATATAAGAAAGGAGTGTAAAAAGTGGACCAAAACGAAATACAAAAGACAGATATATGGTGCTTATACGAACAATGTAGAAATTATGCAAGACTAATTGGCATGTATAATGATACAGATAAGAACTATAGATTTTATAATGGCGACCAATGGGAAGGCATAAAACTTAAAGGGATAGAGCCAGTACAGTTAAACTTTATAAAATCAGTAGTTAAGTTCAAAGTAGGCACAATCAATAGTAATCAATGGGGCATAGTATTTAATAGTGAAAACTTTGAGAATAGAGCTTTTAGAAAACAAGCAGAAAAGATATGTGACCTATTGAATAAAAAAGCGTCTAAGATATGGGAAAAAGACCAATTAGACATGAAAGTAAGGACAATATGTAAAGACGCTGCTATAAATGATGAAGGTATAATGTATGTCACATATGACGAAGAGGAACAAACACCAATAAATGAAATCATAAATAAAAATGATATTTATTATGGCAATGAAAACGACAGCGACATACAAAGTCAACCATACATATTAATTAAGAGAAGACTACCAGTAATAGCAGTACAAGAAATGGCACTAGCAAATGGAGTAGGAGAAAGCAAACTAGACCTAATAAGAGGCGATAAAGATACATTTGAAGAAGCTGGAGAATATGCTAAGTATGAAAAAGACGACATGGTGACAGTTATTACTAAAATTTATAAGAAAAACGGAACAGTACACTTTGCAATATCTAGTAAGTGCTTAGATATTAAAGAAGATACAGACACAGGACTAGAACTATATCCAGTAGCACATATGGTATGGGAAGAGAAAAAAGGAAGTGCAAGAGGAGAGGGAGAAGTTAGAAGACTAATTCCAAACCAAATAGAAGTAAATAAAACAATAATGCGTAGACTTATAACAGTTAAATATACAGCATATCCAACTAAAGTTATTAATACTGATAAGATATCTAATCCTAGAGATATTGAAAAAGTAGGAGTGACAATTAAAACTAAGAACGGACAGACAGTAGAAGACGTAAATAAACTAGTCGGAGTAGTACAACCAGCACAAATGAGTATGGACGTTGAGAAAGTACAAAACGAAATCATAAGTCTATCAAAGGAACTAGCAGGAGCAGGAGATATAGCAACAGGAAATATCAACCCAGAAGACGCAAGTGGTAAAGCAATTTTGGCAGTACAACAAGCACAACAACAACCACTAGTAGAGCAGTTATCAAAATTAAAAACATTTATAGAAGATGTTGCTCGTATATGGTTAGACCACATTATTACATATAGTGAAAATGGCTTAGTGTTAGAAGATGAAGAAACAGATCCAAACACAGGAGAAGAATATACACAACTAATTGAAGTACCACAAATAACACTACAAGAACTACAAGCAAGTGTAAAAGTAGATATAACTCCAAAAGGTGCATTTGATAAGTACGCTCAAGAGTTAAGTTTAGAGAATATGTTAAAAGCAGGATACTTTAATGTAGAAAACCTAAGTGCATTAAAAACTTATGTTAAGACGCTTGATGATGACGCAGTTGCTCCAAAATCTAAGTTAGAAGAAGCAATAGAAAGAATGGAAGAAGAACAACGTAAGATAGCAGAGATACAAGCACAAGCAGATATGTTAAAACAACGTGCAAATGGCTTCTTACAAAGCGATCCAGATACACAAGCAGAAACGATAAGTCAGGCAATGAGAGAGACAACACTAGAAAGAAACGCAACAGCACTAGAACGTGAAGCAATGGCAGAAGACAGAGAAAATATAGGTAATGAAGTCCTTTAAGGGCTTTTTTATATTTATAGGACGAATTATTAATAATTTTCGTCTTATAGCTCCAAGCATTGAAGAGGGTAAAAGCTATAGATTAAGAGAAACAAACTCGTAAAAATAGGGAAGGACAATGTTATGGAAGATAACAAAGAACTTGTATTAGATACTGAAAATGTAGAACAAGCTACAGAAGAACTTGTAGACGGTGTAAAAACACCGGAACCTACTGAGGAAGTAGTAACAGAGCCAGTAGAAGAAAAACTCTATACAAAGACAGAATTACAACAAAAGATTGATAACGCTGTTAGACGTAGAGAAGCTAAACTTCGTAGAGACTATGAAGAAAAATACGGAGATTTAGAAAATGTATTAAAGGCTGGAACAGGTGCAGAAGATTTAGAAACACTAACAAACACCTTCAAAGACTTTTATACAAAAAAAGGTATTAAAATACCACAAAGAAACATGTATAACGAAAGCGATTTAAAAATCTTAGCTGGTGCAGAAGCAGACGATATTATTTCATCAGGATTTGATGAAGTAGTAGAGGAAGTAGATAGACTAGCAGAAAAAGGTCTAGATAATATGACAGCAAGAGAAAAAATTGTTTTCCAAAAACTAGCCACATATAGACAAGGAAAAGAACGTGAAAATAAATTAACTAGTATTGGAGTTAGTAAAGATGTATTAAATAATACAGACTTTAATAATTTTGCTAGTCAGTTTAATAGTAATGTACCTATTGAAAATGTCTATAATATGTGGACTAAAACACAACCTAAGCCAAAGGTAGAACAAATGGGAAGTATGAAAAATACAACACCAGATAAAGTCAAAGACCACTATACAGAAGAAGAAATCAGTAGATTAACATTAGATGATTTAAAAAATCCAGATGTATGGAACGCAGTACGCAAGTCAATGACAGGGCAATAATATTTTAAAAAAAGAGAGGAATGATTATTTATGAACGCAGCTATGCAAATAGTATGGCACCAAGCTTATGAAAGAGCTTTAGAAACAATTACAAGTATGAGAAATCACTGTGATTTTAAATACGCAAAAGACACAAAAAACGCAAAGGAAGTTAAAATTTTAAACGCTGTTAGACCAACAGTTAAAAACTATGTACCAGGAACTCCAATTGAAAAAGAATACATCAGCGCAACTGAAATGACTTTAAAATTAGATCAATACTATTATTTCAATATCGCTATTGATGATATTCATGAAGCACAATCAGTACCAGGAGCTATGGAAGCAACAGCAAAAGAAGGTTCTTTAGCATTAGCAGAAGAAGGAGACAAATATGTTGCTACTTTAGTTAAAGCAGGAGTAGACGGTGGAACAATTACAGCAGTAGACGGTGGAGCAGTAACTAAAACAAATGTAGTTGATAAAGTAGAAGATTGTTTTGCAGTATTATACGGAAACAACTGTAAAGTATCAGAAACTTATTGGTTAGAAGTTGCTCCAAGCATGTTTAAAGTATTTAGACCAGCTTTAACAGAAGTTTTAACTAACAACGTTGAAATGGCTAAAAAAGGTATCGTAGGTAGATATGGTAACGCACAAGTTACTATTGAAAACTTACTAGCAAAAGACGATACATCAGTTTATAACCAATTAAGAACTGAACATGCAGTAGCTTTCGCTGAACAAATCAATAAAGTTGAAGCTTATAGACCACAAGACGCATTTGAAGACGCTTTAAAAGGACTTTATGTATTTGGTGGTTTAGTAACTAGACCAGAAGAAATCGTAGTATTAAAAACTAATATTTAATAATTAAGGACCGTATTTTTACGGTCTTTTATCGAGTGAACTAGTGTGAAGAGTGGTGCAATTCCACTCCTCTCGACCTAAGAAAAGGAGAGATAGACGTGGAAAAAATTGAATACTATACATTAAGACCAAACTTAAAACAAATTTATGGTAAGAAAGTAAATAAAGATACAGAGTTTACAGAACAAACAGAAGATGGAACAGTTAAACAATCATTTAAAGATTTAGTATTAACAACAACAATTAAAAAAGAAATGGAACAAGGTGGGTTCAAAGTTGAAGAAGAATCTACAATGAAAGTGACAGTACCAGAAAACACTATTTTAATTTGGAACGAACAAGAAGGGTTTATTGTTCCTCAATATCAAATGTGTACTTTAGAAGATTTAAAAAAAGAAATTGAAGAAATTGAAGAAATTTATAATCAAGAAGAACAAAAAGATTAGAAAAGAGGTGTAAAAATGACACTAGAAGAAATGAAACAAAAAGTATACTCAATGATAGAAGAGTATAGTGAAGACGCAGAAAATCTAACAGAAGATGAAGATTTAGCAATGAAAATGAATAGCGTTATTAATCAAATACAAAATGAATTAGCAAGATTTAAGAAAATAGACGCTTATAGACAAATGGAAGTAACAGAAGGACAAATGATTAACCTAACTGATATAGATACAAATATATATCAATTAAATATCATTAGAGGAGTATCATATGACCCTTTAGGAGATAGAATATGGTTCAATGAAGACGGAACAGCAGATGTTTATTATTATAAATACCCAAAACAAATAAATGCAGATACAGAAGACGATTATAGATTTGAACTAGATAGAGACGCATTAGAGATTATGCCTTATGGAGTAGCAGGAGATTTATTAAAAAGTGATGTATCAAGTAATTATGGAACAGTATATTCCAATAGATATAAAGAATTGATACAGACATTAGATCCACGAAAAGGAATGCACTCAATGTATTTTGACGGTGGGTTTGATATTTAGGAGGAGTTATGGCAACAAATACAGTATCAGGAACATTAATAACAAGAAATTATAATAATTTTAAAGGCGTTGATTTTACAAATAGAAAAGATGAAGTGTCTTTAAATAGAAGTCCTGACTCTCTTAATATGTGGAAAAACTATAAAAGCAATAACGGAAGATGTATTGAAACACGCCCAGAGATAGTATTGGCTAAGGAATATGACGATATTATTTTTGGGCTATTTTTTTATGAATACAATAATAAAATACATAGAATAACACATGTAGGAGATAGACTTTATGATGATGATAAACCAATTTATCTAACACATACTACTGAAAATATGTCATCAATGGCAGATACATTTATGGCTAAACAAAAGAGTAGTTATTTTGTATATGATAAGAAATTATATATTAAAGACGGAACACAATATTTAGTATATGACGGAACAACTTGTAGTCCAGTAGAAGGTTTTATACCAACAACAACAATAGCAAGAAGTCCAGCAGGTGGTGGGACAGTATATCAAGATGTGAATATGTTGACAGGGCTAAGAAAGAATAGTTTTGTATCAGATGGTGTAAGTGTAGACTATGTATTAGATACAGAAACATTTGATAAAGACTATCCAGTTAAAGTATGGGTAGATGGTAAAGAAGTGACAAGTGGCTTTACAGCATATCCAGAAGAGGGAAAGATAACATTTAATACAGCACCAAAAAAACCATTAACAACAGGACAAGATAATGTAATTATTCAAATTAGAAAAACAATAGAAGGATATAGAGATAGAATAGATAAATGCACTATGTTAGAAGTATTTGATAACAGAGTGTTTTTTAGTGGGAACCCAGACTATCCACATGTTTTATTTCATAGCAGCCTAGAAGATCCAACTTATTGTAGTGATTTAGACTACTACGAAGAAGGAACAAGTGATTCTAAGGTAAAAGCATTAGTAAGTGGAAATAATGCTCTATGGGTGTTTAAAGAGCCTTCACAATCAAATACAACGGTGTTCTATCATAACCCATCTATTGATGATACTTATGGAAAAGTATATCCAAGTACACACTCAAGTATTTCAACAGGTTGTATAGCAACAGGAATTAACTTCAATGATGATATAGTTTTCTTTAGTGATAGAGGTATGGAAGCAATAAGTGGAGACGTCACTACAGAACAAGTATTGGCTCATAGAAGCTCATTAGTAGATAATAGACTACTTAATGAAGAAAGTTATAAAGACCTTAAATTGACCGAATATGAAGGTTATTTAATGGTGTTTGTAGATAATAAAGTATATTTAGCAGATAGTAGGACCATAACAAGTAATTTTACAGAATACGAGTGGTTTTATTGGGAACTTAATAAAAATATTTCAAGTGCTCTAGTTAAAAATGGAGTGCTTTATTTATGTTCTGGAAATGAAATATATACTTTAACCAATAATGAAGAAAGAGAAATAGAAAGTTATTGGACTACTCTACAAGACGAGTTTAAATATCCACAATATCAAAAGATAACTAATAAAAAAGGCTGTGTAATAGATGTAAATGGAGAAGAAATAGAACTATATACAAGAGTAGATAATGAAAATAAGTTTGAAAAAATAGATAAATATAAAATTAAAAAGGGCTATATAGTATCAAGAATAAAGAAAAAGAAATGGAAAAGCATACAACTTAAATTTTATTCAACAAAACCATTTAGTTTATATTCAGCAACTTTAGAATGCTATGTAGGAAGCTACGTAAAACGCTAGGAAAGGAGAGAAAACATGGCAGTAAATTATAACGATAAGAGATTTGCAGAAGTAGAAAGTGCAAAAAAGGACGCTTTAAATAATGCAAATACTACTTACGACCAAATGATAAATGGAACAGACGCACAATATAATGAATTAATACAAGCAAATAAAGATTATGCAACACAACAACAACAGATCCAACAAGAAAATACTAACTTTGCAATAGAACAAATAAATCAACAAAAAGATAAAGCAGAAAAAGACTATACAAAAGAACAAACAGCTGCGTATACAGACTATCAAAAAGCAACTAATCAATATGGAGTAGGAGCAGAACAACAAGCAAATGCAGGACTACAAAATACAGGCTTTGCAGAGAGTTCAAAAGTTCAAGCCTTTACTTCATATCAAAATAGATATGCAACAGCAAGAGAAGTATATAACAATGCAGTATTAAGTTATGACAATGCAATAAAAGACGCTCAATTAAAGAATAACGCACAATTAGCCGAAATTGCATTTCAATCATTACAAAAACAACTAGAATATGCTTTACAAGGTTTCCAATATAAAAATCAATTATTACAAACAAAACTTAATACACAACTAGAAATTGATAATGAATACAACAATAGATATCAACAAGTATTAGCTCAAATCAATACAGAACAAAGTATGGCAGAGCAAATAAGACAATTTAACGAACAAATGGCACTAGAAAGACAACAATTTGCATGGCAAAAAGCACAAGCAAGTAGTGGTGGAAGCTCAGGAGGTTCAAGTGGTGGTTCTAGTGGTTCAACAAAAACAGATTTAAGTAAAGATGAAAGTACAAAAACAGACTTAGGAAGCGATAATTCAAACGCATGGGTATCTTCTAGGGAAATGGCAAATAGTTTAGGACTACCAGCAACAGTAAAATTAGAAAACGTATTAAGTGATAAAGAATATGAGAAAAAAATGATAAATGGTATAGGTTATTGGAGAAAAAAATAGCAAGGAGGTGTTTTTATGGCTAGTAATTGGCAACAAACCTATGAAGAATTAAAGAAAAGAAAAAAGAAAGTAGATAATGCAAAAAACACAACAGAAATAAGACAAATAAACAGAAATTACAATATAGGTAATGTTACAAATAATATATTAGGCACTTCTACAAAAACAAACTTTAGTGTTCCAAGTTTACTTACAAACTTAAATACTAGAGTAGAAGAAAAAGCAAATAAAATAAAAGTACCAACACCAGTAGAAGCATTAGCAAAAGCAAAAGAAGATAAAAAATCAAAAAGCGTTTTTTCTCAAACAACAGATGATGACGAAGATACATATAATAAGTTTTTAACAACAGCAAGAAGTGAATATAGTGGTATTTCAAAAGAACAAGCACAAGCAGAACGAGAAAGAATCAATAAATTATTAAAAGAACAAAAAGAAAAAGGCGATTATTTCAAAAACAATAGAGAGTGGTGGGATAAAGACGACGGTTTACTTAGAAATCTAGGAAATGTTATTTATAAATCAGTATTAGAAAAAGACTCTAAAGATTATACAGATGAATATAATGAATTACTTGCTAGATATGACGCATTAGACGAAGCTATAAAAAACGAAAATGTTAAAAACAAAAAATTTGATGATGGTTTTATGGGCTTCATTGATAAATCAAATACTGTAATAACAGGTAATGTTATGACAGGAACAAGAGGAATAGAGACAACTATTAAAAAAATTCTTGGAGAAGATATAACAAAAGATGAAGTAGCACCTACTTATATAGAAAAACTATCAAATAAAGCATTAGAAGAATCTAGTGGAATTGAAAAAGTAGCATTAGACGTTCAAGGAAGTTTAGGTAGAATGTTCCCACAAATGATAGTCCCAGCAGGAAAAGTAGCTACAGCGACAGGTTTTGCAAACTATGGTGGTGGAGCATACAACCAGGCATTACAAGAAGGATATACAGATGAACAAGCAACAAAATATGGTGTAATTATTGGTACTTTAGAAATGGCTTTAACAAAATTGTTAGGTACATTTGGCAACGTTTACGGAAGTTCTAAAATAGGAAATGCTTCACAAAAAATAGTTGATAAAGTAATACCAAATATTATTAAAAACGAAGGTGTACGTTATGTGTTAGGACAAGCCATAAGTGAGGGTGGAGAAGAATTTATTCAAACTTATGCAGAAGGAATAGCAAGAGACGTATTACTAGATGAAAAAGGCTTTTTAAAATCAACATGGGAAAATATAACCGATCCAGATAAATTTTCAGAGGCATTATATTCGGCTATGATAGGTGGTATTACAGGCGGAACAATGTCTATGGGTGGAAATAATGCAAACGTAGAAGTAGCAGTAGATAACACAGAAGACAGGGTTAAAGGCAATTCTAGTATTAAAGAGAAAGAAGAAGTTAATACTCAAACAGGTACACAAGAAAACACTCAAACTAATACACAAGTAGGAACTCAAACACAAGTAACAGAACAAGATTTAGAAAATATTGATAATCAGTTGTTAGAATTAGAAACTCAACTAATGAAAACAACAGATGAAGTACAATATGAAAAAATAGCAGAACAAATAAGAGCATTAGAAGAACAAGGAAATGCAATAGAACAATTATTACAACAAAAAGAACAGGGACTACCAGTATATAAAGTTGCAAGTACACAACAAGATACAGATATTGCACCGGTACAAGTGGCAAATGTAGAACAAACTAAACAACCAACTACCCAAGAAACACAAACTAATTTGACTACAGAAGCCGACAGCAACACACCAAAAGCTGTAAAAAGTCAAAATGTAGAACAAATTGCACCAAAAACAAAGGTAAATGTTGCAAATGATACACCAAATGTTGCAATTGAAGAAAGACAAGTTGTTAATAATGAACTAACAGAAAACTTACAAGAACAATCAGTAATGACAGAAGAAGAATATCTTTCTTCTAAAGGTTATAGCTTTATGGGTTATTCAGAACCAGGATTACATAATAGTAGTCAACATGTTTCCAAAAGAGGAAAAAAAGAATTTGTAAATTATGTTCGTGATAAGGCTATAGAATATGACAAAGTGAGAGAAGAACTAAGAAAAGAGTATAGAGAAAAATTAGAAAGTGGGGAAATAAGAAAACCTACTTTAATTGAACAGTCATTAAAAGTAGCACAAGGTATGGACGAGCGTTCAGATGTTCAAGCAGCTAGAAGAACACTTGCTAAAAGAGGCATTGATTGGAAAACAGGAAAAAAAATACAAAACTCTGCAGAGAGAACAACACAAACACAAGAAGAAACTAAAAAAGTTTATACAGGTTCACCAAATACAAATATTACAATTTTTAAAGCTGGTGGTGTAGACAATTCAAAACAAACTGGAGATAGATACGGAAGAGCAGTTTATTTAACAGAAAACGAAGAAACAGCTAAAGTATATGCTGGAAAAAACGGAAAAGTATATGAAATAGATATAGATAAATTGAATATATATGATTTAGATGAAAAACTACCAAATAATATAATACAAATCTTAGTTGAAGATTTATCTAGACTTGATAAAGATTATAGAAATAGTATATTGCGAAATGCACCAAAACAAGTTTTTTCGTCTACTGATAAAACACTAGCTAAAAGTGTGTTTGACGAAAAAATGTTAGAGTGGAAAAATAATGATGGCAGATATGAATCAAACAAACCAAAAGTTAGAAGTAAAAATGGAGAACTTATTGTAGAGTATACAAATTTTTCTAACATTGAAGACACTTTGAAGAATATGACAGGAAATGATTTGTATAATTCTTTAAAAGCTTTAGATACAGAATATTTTTCAGATATTATAAAAAGTGCTGGGTATGATGGAATAACATTTAACGATATGTCAGAAAAGCAATATGCAATATATAAAAATGAAGATAAATTAAATATATTAGGCAATGCTAAAACACACGAAGAAGAAATAGCACCTGTAAAAGAAGAATTAGCCGATTTAAAGGACGAAATAAAAGATACAATAAAAGATACTAAAAAAGAGTTAAAGACTCTTACAAAGGAACTTAAAGAGGTTAAAAAAAGCGTTAGTGAAGTATCAGAAGAATTTAAAGCATTAACAGAAGAAGATTTACCAGCATTAGAACAACAAGCGAAAGAAAGTTTAAATGCAATTACAGATGATATGATTCCATTAAGAAATAATTTAACAATGGAAGAAACAACAGAACTAGATGTTTTAGAAAATCTGCCATTTGATACAACTATTGAAGAACAAGAACGTATGAGAGAACTACAAAATGAAGAAAACTTGATAGAAGAAGAAAATACAAATATAGAAGTTGAAAGTCCTTTAAAAGATAGAAATATTGAAGATATAGGAAGTAGAAAAGTAAAAGCATATCAATATGAACACCCAGAAGTAAGACCATATTTCCAAGACGCAGCAGTAGATATGTTATATGATTTAAATAATTCTACTAAGGGCGAAAGAATTATCATAGGAGATATTTCTCAAACAGGAGACGGAAACTTTGAATATTTAGGTATAAAAAGAAATACAACACCAGATATAGCAGATTTACTAGACAATTATCATTATACTTATGCAGAAATAGAAAAAGGCTTAAAAGCAATTATAGAAGACAACGGAAAAGAAAACATAGCAGTATCTAAACGTATAGAGTTCGCTTTAGACGATAGATTAAGAAATGGTTATACAACAGTAGATGGTATGCAAATACCACCAAACCAGGACTATATTAATTTATTAAGAGATCAAGAGTATAGCAACTATTATGATAATATTCCTATTGATGAAAATGCACCTATGGAAAATGCTTCAAATACAGAAGTTAATGATTATCAAGAATTTAGAAATGAAATAAATGCTGCTTTAGAAAAAGCAAAAAAAATTAGTAAACAATTTTACAATGGTTTGAAATCTCAACAAGAAGAAGTAGAAGAAAGACATGAACTTGAATACTTTATATTAAAAGAAACAAATTCAAGACCAACTAAAAATATAAATGATAATTTCTTTAAAGAACACATTTCTGGATATGACGAAAATAGAGGAATAAAAACAGCAGATGGAAGACTAACAGTTATGAAATTGCAAAGAGGCGATAACCTCGCTAAACTTTCGTTTACTGAAGGAGAAGATATAATTTGGATAGATGAACTATATGTCAAAAATCAAAGGCAAGGATACGGAAGTGAAATAGTAAATACAGTAAAAAAATATGCTGAGGAAAACGGTAAATATGTAAAAGCATTTAAAGAATTATCTACTGCAAAAGGTTTTTGGGATAAAGCGTTAAGAAATGATACAAAAATTTCAGAAGAAATAGCACCTATAAATAATCAAAGTTTAGCAATAGAACCAATGGAAGAGTTTGATAATGGTGGACCAATGATTAAAGTTAGTCCAGAGATGGAAATTAAACCAAAAGAAGTTGAATTATCAGAAGAACCAGCAGAAGAAAACAAAAATATGTCTATAAAAGAAAGCAATGAATTAAAATTAAAAAATTATGAAGCATTGCTTAATAACTATAATAAAAACAAACAAGAATCTTATAATAGTTTTAATTTAGACATCAATAAAAAAATTAAAGAATACAATTCTTTAAAAAATAAAAACACAAAAAGAGCTAATAATTTATTACAACAAATAGAAAATTTAAGAAAACGTAGAGATAATGTTCAAATTGAATATGAAGGAAAAATCAATAGAACAGAACAAACAATAGGAAAAATGAACTCTATAGAGTTCAAGCAAAGAGAAACTAGAATAGACATGAAACAAAAATTGTTAGCAAAGACAGGTATTTTAAATGAAAGTTTAGACAATGCTAATAAACTTCCTAAAATACTAATGGAAAATATCGATCCAATTCGTTTACAAGAAATGATTTTTGGTAGAGGACTGGGAACAGATATAAATAACATGTTCTTTCAAAAAGTTAAAGATAATACATCAGAAAAGACAAGATTCTTAAATAAAGAAAGAGCAGAGTTAAAAGACTTAGGTATTAAAGCAAGAAGTAAAGAGAGTGCAGCAGTACAAAAATATGGAGAAAAACAATGGGTTAATGAAACAACAGGAGAAACGTTCCCATATGAAGATAAAGACCTTGCAAATGAATTTCCTGATATTGAAATTCAAAACAAAATTAAAAACGCTGCAAAAGTTATTAGACAAAAATATGATAATTACCTAAATAGAACTAACGAAGTATTAACTAAATTAGGCTATGATCCAATTCCAAAAAGACAAGATTATATGAGACACTTCCAAGAATTAAACGATATATTCTCAAGAGTAGGTATTCCATATAACTATAATGAAATGACAGCAAATGATTTACCAACAGATATAAATGGGTTAACAGCAGACTTTAGTCCTTCTAAAAACTTCTTTGCAAGTGCATTAAGAAGAACAGGAAACAAAACAACTTATGACGCTATTACAGGTATAGATGGTTATTTAGAAGGCGTAGGAAACTTAATCTATCATACAGAAGATATACAACGTCTAAGAGCATTTGAACAACATATAAGAGATACTTATGGAGAAAATCATGGTTTCGTTAGTTTCAAATATAACGTCCCGTTTTTCTAGAAATAACGTTTCCATTTTTAAAGTCCCGATAAAATAAGGGGAAAAGTGCAAAAAGTATTGCATTTTTTTAATAAAAGGTTATAATAAGTGACATAAATCTAGATTTTGCGGCACAATTAAAACACGGGAACTTTGCGATTTCAATTTTGAATAAAAGTAAAGTTCCGTATAAAACATATAAAAATGTATTTTGGTTGTGATGTAAAGTTGAGTTAGATTACCTGTTAAGTAATCTAATTGATAAGTCAATATCGTCGTATGGAATTTTTGAGATATTGATTTTTTTTATGTTTTCTTCACCAATAAAGTTAAAAGCAGAATCAAAAGGGGAACAGTTGTTTAAAGATAATCTTGGAACAGAATTAATGTGACTAGCAATAAGATAACAGTCATCTTGAGATAAAGAAGCAAAAGAAGTTCCTTTAGGAAGAATGTATCTAATGTATTCGTGATTTTTCTCAATAGAACCTTTTTGCCAAGAACAATTTGGGTCACAATAGAATAAAGAAACAAGTTTTTCACCAGTATTTAAGTCTATTTCAATACTATCTGGGTCAGAAAATTCAGTACCATTATCAGTAAGAATAACTTCGAAAAGTCTTTTAAATTCATCAGGACCAAATAGTTCTTTTAAACTATTAAATACATTAACAACATATTTAGATTGTTTGTAAGGAAGCAAGTAAATAAGCATAAAATTGTATTGCCTAAAAAGAAGAGTAAGCATACATTTGCCACCTTTACCACCAGCAGTTCCAATAACGGTATCCATTTCAACAATAGAAGCGTTAGGATGAAATTCTAGATAATCTTTGAAGTCAGTATAAAACCTTCCAATTTTAATTTTTGTGTTAGATTTAGTTCTAGTGTAATTGTAATCTTTAGAAACCTTATATCTTACTTTACGAGCTAAATCAATATTTTTAACATTTAATATTCCTAAATCAACATATTTGTAAAAGGTAGATTTAGAAAAAGGAAGAAGTTCAGGATGAGTAATAAAAACTTGATTAACAGAATGATGTTTATGAATCATAAGAGGAGCAACCACATCATTAATAGAAGAAATTTGTTCTTTAGTAATTCTAACTTGACTACGTTCATCAATTAAATTTTTCTTATATTCATTATAAGCAACAGCAGCATCATAAGTATAACGTTGCTTACGACATGAATTTTTTTTAGGACAAGCATTACATACATAAGGTGGTCTAGATAGAATAGGACATTCGTTAGTATCGTTAGAAAGTTTTTTTCTCAAAAAACGATGTTTGTAAACTTCCTTAGCAATAGTTCTTCTGTCTTTAGATAATCTATTAGCAATTTTAGTAAAATTATATCCATTGTTTAAAAATTCTTGAATAGTACATCTATCTTCATAAGATAAATGTTTGTATTTTGTTTTTGTAATAATAAAAACCTCCTTAAGAAATATTTCACAACCAAAATACAGGGTTATTATAATAATAGATAAGCAAAAGTACAAGTCTGCACTTTTGCCATATTAAATTATATAATAATAGTTTTAGTCAAGGACAAGTAAACGAAACAAAAGTTTCGTCCTTGACTAAAAAAAATAAATTGCAAACAAAAAAGAAATATGATAAGATAAATATGTAAAATAAAGAAAGGAAAAGATGTAAAATTTTTATAAGTTTTAAAACACTTCCCCTGAACTATTACAGAATTAAGTTCCCGAGGAAGAGAAAACGGAACTTTAAATAAAAAATTTACAGAAAATCATGGTTTTGACAACTTAGAAAACTTAACAAATGAAGAAAAGGTAGAGAGAATAGAAAATATACAAGATAATCATTTATCTAACTATGCTTCATGGCTACATGAATATACAAATACATTAGCAGGAAAAAAAGCATTATTAGATAGGTCAATAGAAAGTTTAGTAGGAAGAAAAATTTATTCTTTCTTAAATACCACAAAAACACAAGTTGGTAGAAACATGATTGGGTTTAATATCAGTAGTGCATTAACAGGTATAATACCAGGAGTTCAAACACTAGCAAAAACAAATAAGTTAGCAGCCACAAAAGGTTTAGCCGATACAGTTAAAAATGTATTTAGAAATGATGGCTTTGCAGAGAAAAATGATTTCTTAACATCAAGATTTGGTAGTGATAGACTATCTAAAACTTTATGGGGAAGAATTGGAGACGCTGGTTTTGTATTTATGCGTGGTGTAGACCACTTTATGGCAAACTTTGTTGTTAGAAGTAAATACAACGAATTAAAAGCAAAAGGTTATACAGATACACAAGCACATAGAGAAGCTGGAAAATATGCTTCAAGATTAATGAGTGATAGGTCACAAGGGGCAACACCAAACATTTATAATTCAAAAATGTTAGGGCTAGTAACTCAATTCCAAAATGAAGTAAACAACCAATTATACAGTATGTTCTATGATACATACCACGAATCAAGAGAAAAAGCACAAGGCAACGCATTAAAAACAGCAACAGGAATGACATTTACTCTAGGACAACTAGCAGTATTTACTCATTTATTTGGTGCAGGTTTTGAAAAAATGACAGGATATAACCCTACATTTGATATTATCGGTATGCTAATGAAAGCCTTTGGACTTGATGATGATGAAGACGAAGATGATACAACAGTTGAAAATATCTCACAAGCATTTGACCAATTAGTTGATGGTTTACCTTATGTGAATATTTTAACAGGTGGTGGACGTGTTCCAGTATCAGAAGCATTTACAGGTGTTACAGATACATTTAAAGCATTAACAGGAGGAAAAGACGAATACGGACAAAATGTAGAGTGGGAAGACGCATGGGGAAGCATTAAAGAATCAGCACCTTATTTCTTATTACCAACAGGATACGGACAATTAAAGAAAACAACAAAAGGACTTGAAATGTATGACGAAGATTTACCGATAGCAGGTTCTTATACTGATAGTGGCAATTTAAGATTTACAGCAGAGGAAGATACTTGGTCTAAAGTTCAAGCAGGAATATTTGGGCAATGGGCTAATGAAGAAGCACAAGAATATGTAGATAGTGATTTTAAAACTATTAACAAAGACAACATAGACGAATTAATTGATTTAGGCATGACAAGTTCTGAATATAGAGACTATAGAACAGGTTTATCAGGCAAAAAGAGTAATGAAGAAAAAATAGAATATATAAACTCTTTAGACGTAACAGATGAACAAAAGAATATCATGGCTAATAACATACTAGATCGTGATTATGATGTAGATATGAGCAACTATGACGAATATAGTTCTTATGACGAGTTTGACTTCTACTATAAAAACCAAGAGAAATATGATTGGCTACAATCTAATGGTATTTCTTATAGTGAATACGCTTATAATGACGAATCAAAAGAGTTATATAACTATGCTTATAAATACCCTGAGACATACAAAGTAGGAACAGCAATTACAGGGGTCTCATTAACTTAACTGTGTCTACATGAATTTTTGATGTAAAAATTCTTATGTAGAAACAAAAGAATTTAATTGATATTTATAATAATATGGACGTATATAAAAGTCAAGTATAAA